AAAAATTAAATCAAATGGAAAAAAATATTATAACCCTCCAACACATGCATAATGGTCGTCATCCCACTCTTGAAGAGATTCAAGCAAAAAATAAGTCCTAAAATTAGCCGCACAGTGTAGGCAAAGAACCTCTCGGCTACCCTACCACCAGAAGATAAGCTAATTTTATGTGTGTTTGATTATCAGGCGCACAGAGGATTTACTCTATTTTAGTATATGACCTTCCCTAGATTCTAGGTATTCTTTCCTAATATTTCTTTTTGGAACAGATTCTATCTTTTCTCTTAGATGTTCTGCTTCATCAAGTTCTTCTTCCTGTTCTTCATCTACAAAAAAGTTACATTTTAAAAAAAGTTTTGATGTTTCTTTCTCACCTAAAACTTCAAGATACTTAATTATATCCTGTTCTATCTCAGCTATATTTTTAGGTGCTTCATCTTCTTTAGCAGAACGTATACGAGACAATACCTCTAATGCTTTGATAGCACTATTTGTATGTCCATTATTTTTTGCATACGTGTATTGATTTTCTATTTCAGAGACAACATCAATGCGTGTCTCTATTTCATTCTCTAGTTCCTCTATTCTCTGCTTAACATCTTCTCGCTGCATAAGTCTATGACCCTGCGTGTGTGCAGAACCTTCAGAGTAACCAGCTATCTTAGCTGACTCTGTAGCATTACGATACATGACATATGCTTGACAAAATTTCTCTTGTCTTACTTTTAATTCAGCCATGATTAATTACAAAATGCATCCCAGGTTTGATTGTGGACATATATACTTCTTGCGGTTATAGCGGTAAGATTATCGTTGTCAGAAATAAGAATAGGTTTTACCCAACTACAATACGTCTTTCCTCCTCCAACGCTTCCGCAGCTTGCTAATGACAGCATCATTAGCCATACGCTCAATATCTTCTTCAATTTTATCTGCCTTTCTACTTTTTTCTATTGCATCCTCAAGTTCTTTTTTCTCTGCACTATTTTTACCTGCTTTATATGCAAATAAAAAAGGTAATATTTTAGTAAAGATATTAACAACTGAGGATACAATAGAAGATATTATAGGCATTTGTTTCTAACCCTTGTCTTTAGCTTTACCTATTGTTAGAGACAAAAACTCTACTGCTTTATAAATCTTACCCATAACACTGTCAGGGGAAGGTGTGCTTGTACCAGCAACAATAATACTAGCTATGGTAACAATACCTGTTATCGTGCTTAATATTACATCACTGTTATCTATAATAGTTTGAAGCATAATAAATCCTTTCTTAGGCTGCTTGTTTTTCTTCTATAAATTTAGTGTAGTGTGTTGGTTTACTTTTCTTAGAAAGTTTATAAACCTCAGATACTAGTGTATTCTCTCCATAAAAACTTACTATCATTTCAACTTGAGGATTATCAAACAACTTCTCACAGTCTTGCGCCATTGCAAGAAGTTCGCCAGTAGTCCAGAAATGACAGTCGTTTATTTCTACCGGCATATACTTTGGTCTTACACCATCATCTAGTTTTTCTTTCTTTTGTTCATCAGTAAGACCTTCTATTGAACAATCAAAACCAAACAGGTGAAAGTTTCTAAATCCAAATATGTGCATCATGCCAATCGCTCTCATTGCTGCACATGTACCGCCACTAACAAATGTAGCACTATCTTTATCTATATTTAACTTGTAGTCTATCTCTACCTTACCACTTACTATATCAGCAACAGCCTGAGAAAAAGCATGCCACCCATATACGTTCTTTGTTCTATCCATAATAAACTTAGTAACACTAGGATCAGTCATGGATGCAATAAAGAATTTAGTAACTGGATCTATCTCTTTAAATAACTCTGTTCGCACAATACCATGAGTACTTGTCCCAGTTATCGGGCGAGGGTCAAGTATAACACATGCCCAAGGTTGAATACCAGCCTCTAAAAGTAATGGATAACTGTGCTTTACACATACTATTTTAGCATCATACTTCTTCTGAACAGCTTTTAATTCTTCAAAGTCCATAGAAGGACCAGCAGATGCTATAATTATATGTTCATTATTAACGTCACAGTTTTGAACAAAGTTCCAATCTTTTATCAATTCAACATTATCATTTATGTTGTCTAATATTTCTTCTTTAGGTACACAGTCTTTAGGCTGTACGATGATAGGTGTTCTACTTAAAGACTTAGGTAAGTCAGGCAGATCATCAGTCTTTAGCCTGACCATAAGATGTACTGTCCCACCATCTTTTACTCTATCTTGAGAAGGTAAAACATACACTCTAGAACTTTCTTTCATTGTTTCTAGTAATCTATTAGTCCCCAAAAATTCATCGCCAGGAATTTTACCGTCTGCATCTTTAGAATAATAATCATCTAAAACAACAACAGGAACATGTATTAAATTTTCATAATCAGACAAAATAGTTTCTTCGCTGTGTCCACCATCTACAAACGCAAAGTCAGCTTTTTTTAACTCTTTCTTTGCTCTTGGCATAGTTTCCTTTGAATCGCCTTTCAATAAACTAAACGTGAAGGTTTTATTTTTCTCTTCCATCTTTTCAGCAAATTCTTCAAGTCTTTTTACTACAGCATTAAAGTGATTGTGTGGTTTTGTATTCTGCTCTTTTTTATCTATCTCAGCAGTTGCATCTTGAAATAAATCAAACCCTGTATAATGTACTTTATCTTTGTTTTCAAAAGCAGCTAAAGCCATTTCTATAGCTCTTCCACCATTCCAAGTTCCAACTTCTACAATTCTTTTTGGTTTATAGGTTCTGATAAGTTCTGCTAACTGTGCATACCTGGGAAGATTAACATCAGGAGTAACTTCATTTTTATCTATATTATTTTTTAAATTACCTTTATAGTGAACCATAAACTTAGCAAGATTAGACTGAGGAAATACGGCTAGACCAGTAGCACCCTCACTTAGGTTATGTACTTTCATACCATGCGCTGCATATATTTTAATAAACCTGGTCATAATAAAAGCATCAGTCCACTCTCTATAGGCTAACACTTCTCCTATATCATAGCATCCACGTATATCAGCTAAAAAGAAATGGCTATGCATTGTATCAAGATTAAAGCCAATAAATCCTGTCTCACTAAAGTCTATATCTGTTCTACCTAAGTGTATTAGGTCTGCATCTTTAGGAAATGCTTCAAACAAAAGTTTTTCAGACAAAGGGGATGTTGTAAGGACATCTGCGTCCATCCATATAAGCCAGCCGCCCTGCGCTTCATTCTCAGATACTTCAAGAAAGTAGTCTGTTAGTGCATAAACTTTGTGACAAAAACGTAAGGCATCCATGCGAAAGTTATAAGGCATCTGACCGTTAGATGTACCGTCATACCCTTTCATCTTCTCTAGAAATTTAGTTCTATCTTCTACCTGATCTAAATCTCTATACTCAATAATCGGTGATTGAGGAAACTCTTTCTTTTGTTCTTCAGTTACAGTGTCATAATAGACAATAAGTTTTAAATCTTCTGCCCAATGCTCAACTACAGACTCAAGCATCTTCTTTGCATATACATCAAAGTGTCTACCTGAAAAAGATGTTACAAATCTAACCATTTCTTTTTACCATCTCTGAATAAATTGCTGACCATTGAGCAGCATGTTTATTATCTATGCTTCTCTTACCATCCCAGGTAGTGTAGATAGGACCGCCTGTAGTAAAGTGTACACACTTAGGATTTATATTTTCAGATGAGTGACCATCTAACCAGTTCCATTCCTGGGGTATAGTCCCTATAAGATTGTTTTCATACTCTCCTTCAAGAAAAGAAAAGCTATGTAACCAGGAACCATTCTTTGTGTTTACATCATGCACAGTAAAATTTTTAAGTGCTTCATGCCCACAGTTCCACATGACAAAACTAGACCAGTTTTTTCTGTTGTAGTTAGATTGAATACGGCCATCCATTTTTAAGCCGCCTTCTGTAACATGATTATGTTTCACACAACTAACAGCAAACGAAGGATCGCAATACTTCTCAAACAATTCAGATATGTCTGACCTGACAAACATGTCACAGTCCATAAATAAAGCATACCCTTCAAACTGATTTAAGAAAGGAACAAGAAAGCGTGTAAAACTAAATTCAGTTGAGAAAGGTTTACCATCAAAACAATCTACAAATTGATTGTCTTCGTTAATATCTTTAGACCTAAAATAAAGTCCTGCTCTACGAAGATTGTTTTGTTTTAGTGGGATAATATCTACAGGATGATTTGTACTTTTTCTTATGCTGTAGGATAAAACATCGAAGTAAGTTTTTTCTTTATCGTCATACCCTACATATATTTTGTATGGTTTATTTAACATTATTTTTATGATAAGGGGTGAGGACAATACCCCACCCCTATATACTACCTATTCTATTGGAATTACTTTTTTATGTTGATCGTCAGCTTTCATTTTTAATTTTACTTTTAGTAAACCGTCTACCATTTCTGCAGCAGCTACAACATAGTTAGGATTTAAAGAAAATGTTCTTTTAAATTTTCTCTTTGAAATATTTTTTACCACGATGGCATCAATAACTTCTTCTGCCAATTCTTTTTTATTGTAGAAATCACTAGAAGCAACAGTTAGAAAACCATCTCTTTCTTCTACTGTTATATCTTCTTTAGAATATCCTGCTAAAGCAATCTCTAAAATGTATCCGTCATCTCCATCTTTAGAAATATCATGGAATGGGAATGTGGTTGCATTATCTTTGTGGAAAGATAGCATTGGTGAAGAAAGGTAATCTTCAAAACCAACACTAAAGTTTTTTAATAACTCTTTTACGTTGTCATTTATAGAGTGTAGTGCATTTTTATTATGAGTTTGTAGTAATTCTATATTCATTTTATTCTCCTATTAAGCAAGATTATATAGCACACATTATGTCATGCTGTAAAAATACTACTATATAAACCAACCGTAGTCAAGAGAATTTTTTACCTCTAAACCAACAAGTCATAGCACATCTTTCACCAACTTTTACTTTAGTTACTCTGTGAAAAATAAAAGATGGGAAGACAATGATGCTACCTTTTCTTCTCATTTCTTTTACTGTCTTAAATCTATTAGATGCTTGAGGATGGACAAAGTTTTGTACCTGGAAGTCGCCGCCTTTAAACTCGTCGTTCAGTGTGATTGATACAGCTAATTTTCTAAAGTAAGGATCGCTTTGTTTTTCTACGCCTGTATCAACGTGCCAATCATAGAATTGATTCTTACCGTAGAAAGATATTTGAGGTACTTCAAAAGAAGTTAAGTTAAAATCCCAGCCAGCCTTCTCATTAGCTATGTCTACATATAATTCTAATATTTCTGATAACTCAGAGTTAGCTAACCAAGCAACTCTGTTGTTCCTTATTTCAGATAATATTACATCATCACCATCTTTAGAAACTTCAGCCTCTTTTGAATCTAATTCTCTTGCTACATTTACTATACCATTACAAAATTCTTTTGGTAGCACCTCTTTAAAGCAGTAATATGTTAACATCTATACCCCACAACTACCACCATGACCTGTAATGTCACAGATATCGTGAGTTTCTACACCCTCTTCAAACTCTTCACCTAGTTTATCTACAGCTTCAGAGTAAGGTACATTTGTCAAAGGCTGTCCTCCACGGCATGAGTCAGGATATACAGTAAATCCTCTTAACCTATTAGCATATGAAGCAAGAGTTTTAGTAAAGTCTTTTACTGTGTCTTCATTGTTAAGCTTGCTACCCCACGCAGGTAAATTAATTGTAGATGAGATAGACATATCCACGTAGTCTTGTACGTCAGCCTGAAACTTTATTCTACGTTTGTAGTCATCAGCAAGATCAAGAGCAGACTCAATCTTTTCTGGTTTAGTGCCATAAATATTAATAAGTTCCTGTGCTGCACTATCAACCACGTACTGATAATGCCATCTAGTCCCGCCTTTTAAATATCTGCGCTTATAGGCCACAGCAAATATAGGTTCTACACCTGTGCTTGTACCAGCAAGAATACCTATTGATCCTGTTGGTGCAATAGCACGATTAGCAACAGGTCGGCTAATACTAAGTTGATCTGAAAAATTTTGAGATGTTGAATCACTAACACCTTTATATACGGCTAACCACTGATGTAATTCATCGGTAACTTCATATTTAGAATTACGTTTAATTAACCACTCATGGATGCCCATCAAACCAAGACCAAGCCTACGATTTTTTTCTCTTACTTTGTAAACTTTTTCATAGGGTAGCTTTGCTCGTAGTGTGCCGCACAAAAGAAACTTTGTAGCAAGTTCTACTATGTCGCTAAGTTCTTTAACACTTTCAATACGTCCAAGATTTAAAGATCCTAAATTACAAACGTCCGAGTCTGTGTCCGAGCAAACTTCGGTGCAAGCGTTGCGAAGTGTTTCGTTTTCTTTATCAAAGAAGTTAAAACTAAACCCAGGTTCTGCTGTACTCAAGGCTTGCTTTACATTTTTTTCAAAGACTTCTCCTGCATCACCTGTCCGTAAATATTTTAGTAGCCATTCAGTGTCATAGTTAACACTAATGTTAGTCATATCTAAGGGTGCATTAAAATTAAAATCTTGCTCTTTAATCTGACCAATACTAAATCCTGTGTCACCTACTGGCATATCATACCAGTTTTTACATTCAAGAAACTTATGTATGTCAGGATGCTGCCAGTTAAGGCTAGCATATATAGCAGACCGTCTACTACCACCCTGCATGACACGCCTACCAATCTCGTTGACCATCATCATCTTTGGGATAGGTCCAGACGCAAGGCCACCAGTGCCAGCCAGGATGCGTCCTTCTTCTCTATATACAGAGTAGTCTATTCCTATACCACCGCCTGTCATTAAACATGATTCTGACTTCCAAGAAACATTTGCCCAATCTTCTCTTGTATCTTCTTCTGCTTTCAACAAATAACAATTATTAAAAAACTTATTGGTGCGTCCAGCATAGTATAAATATCTACCACCTGGGATAAATTTTAAATCTGTAATGTAATTGACAAGATCATCTTTTTCTTCTTTGCTCATCTTGTCTTGGCAAACATCTTCAACAAGAACTGTAGCTAAACTAGACCAAGTTTCGCAACCTGTATGTGCATACTTGTGTTTGAATATATCTTCGCTAAATTTAGATCTGAACATAGGGTTTTCATTAGATCGAAACTGGGGCATAAATTATTTTCCTTCTTCTTGCTCGTCGTGAATGTGAAGCATAATTATTGCATAGTGAATTACCTTTAACAAATCTTTTCTATTACGCCCTTCTTTTTTTCCGTATCTTTTACAGTATTTCAAGATGTTACCGATACAAAAACCTTCGCCATAACCAGCATCAAGAATTACATCCGTAGCCTGATATTTATCTTGAGCATAATGTTGTTCGTAAGTTGCATCAATATATTTTTGTATCTCTTCGAGGTAATGGTCTTCATAAAATCTGTACATTATATTTATCCTAGTTAAAAGTTAGCACAGTATTTATTCTTTTACGAACAAAATCAATCTCTTTTGACTGTAAGACTTTGTATGCAAATGATCTTACATAATCAGGATCAACATCTGCTATGTCACATACAGTCATAAAGTCATCGGCAGTTACGCCAACAGAACAGAAAAACCAAGACATTGCTGTCTCTCTAGCTATGATTGCTTCAGTTGACTCTCTAGGTGTTTTTGGTTTAGTAGCATCAAGCATAGCCTGTAGTATAACACTTAGAAATAGTATTTGTTCTGGATCAGCTTTTCTTTTTTTTATTATTTCTTCTAGGGACAGAAGAATTTTTGTTTCTTTTTTTTCCACTTATCCATCCTTCAGGAACACCATCAGACAACTTACAAAATAAAAACTCATGTTTGTTACACCAGTCAGCATAGGTTGATTTAGCGCCTTTGTAAAGCTTAGAATTAGGGTTATTAAATACAAATCTAACATCCAAATCTGGATTACTCTTTCTAAGAAATAGATGTTTTTTTCTGTCATCTAAAGTAAACCTACCTTTAACTTCAAGAACAATACCATTATCAAGAACGAAGTCAGGCAAGTACTTTTTATTTTCAATCCATATGTATTTAATAAAATATGGTTCAAACTTAAATGAAACTTTTTTATCTTTTAAAAAATCATTTGTTATCTTTTCTGATTTAGATCTAAACCTAGTCATATATTTCCTCTACATCAGGCATACGCCCTATCCTGGTTAAGTACCTCGGACCAGTAGAGTAATTAAATTTTTTAAGTCCTTGACCGCCGTTAGAATCAGACCAGCAATCGCGCTTATAAGAACAATACACACAGCCAATATGAAGCTTATAGTTGCCAGACTTACCATCAGGAATATCACCATAACAGCGAGGGGGAGGCACATCAGATTTAACAGTCTGTTTAAGATACTCAATCCTTTCGTCTGCATTTATCATCTCCATAGAGTGTACAGGACAATAACAAATTTCACCTGTTGATTTATCTATAGCTACAAAGCCAGCCTCATTTGAGTTGTTTGCTTTTGCGTAAGCAGATAGTTGAGCAATGTATCCGAAAGGATCATCAGAATGTATTGTTCTATCCTTAAACTTTTTAAAACCATAGCTTGATGCGCTTTTAAAATCAACAAGAACACCATCAACTTTAGCGTCTTGATGACCTACAACACCACCCACCTTAACTGTTTTTTGTTCATCAGCTACTGTATGCCCAGCAGTTCGAGAGAGAAAGACAAGAAGAGATTCTAATATATGTCCATATAAAAATTTTATTTTATCCTTACCTGCCAGCTTTTCTTTTCCTACTTTATCACCGTCCCTGACAGTGTACCAAACTTTTCTATCAGGTTGACCAATAAGAGATAGCCTTAAATTTCCTCTTGATCTTTCTCTCTCTTTAACAGAAGTAGTGATAGACTCAACTACATCCTTAACAAACCTTTCCAGATCCTCTTCTTTTATTTTAACTTCTTCTTCACACTCAAATATATTATATATATCTTCGACAAGAGTATCTATAGTTTTTTCTTTTGTCATATTTTAAACTAAGTTATAGCAAACCAGAGTTAATAATGTTTTGTTCGCTAAATTCATGGTCTAAAATTTCGCTAAGACTTTTAATAGCTGGTTCTAAATCCATAGGGTTGTTACCTAAAAATAAACCATTATCATCAATATTACTAGCCGCCACCAATGATGAACCTCTTGTCATGTTAGAAGAATATTTTTCACAGACAGGTTGTTTAAAAAAATTACCTGTGCATATAGGTCTACTATCGATAGAATAATTTTTAAGAATTTGTTTTGTTCTTTCTCTAAAGGCGTTCTTCTCAAACACAATTCCAAAACCAAACCATGAAGAGATACTGTTATCCTCTACCTTTTGTATTCTACAATAATCTTTATTACCAAAATATTTTATAAACGTATCTGCGTTTTTAATTCTTTGATTGTTCATATCCTCTAGCTTTTTTAGCTGGACAGAACCTAACGCACCATTCAACTCTCCTGGCCGCACGTTGTATCCTAAAGTAACAAACTCAAAAGGATTATCGTTGAAGTATTTTGTACCTCTTGTCCAACCATGTGATCTTAGACTTAACAAAACATTATATGTTTCAGGATCATTACAAACAATCATACCGCCTTCCATTGTTTGTATATGGTGACTAAAAAATGTACTGAATGTACCTATGTCGCCAAATCCCCCACAGTTAGTATCTCCCTGCTTTGCTCCCATAGACTCGCAGTTATCTTCAAACAATACCAAGTCATAGTTATTACAAATAGAATTAATTATTTTGTAATTACAAGGATTACCTAGAATATTAATAGCAAGAATACCTCTTACATCATCCTTTATATTATCTTCTATTTGATCTACATTAATATTCCATGTGTCTTTATCAACGTCTACAAAAACTAAATCAATGCCATACTGAATAAATGGGAAGTAAGATGTACTCCATCCGATAGCAGGAACAATAACTTTATCTCCTCTAGATATCCATCCTCTTTCAACAGCAGCCGCCACCATTAAAAGATTGGCACTGCCCCCACTGTTAACTTGAACAGCGTAAGGAAATCCAAAGTATTCACAAAACTGATCTTCAAACTTTTTTACTTTTTCTCCGAAAGTAAATCTACCAGAAGCAATAACTCCATCCATTGCATCTCGCTCTTTATTATCCCAAGTATCGTGAGCTAAAGGCCAGTTAATTTTAGTAACCATTGGGTAATTCACCTCCATTTTTATACCAGTCTTTCTCTGGTTGATCTGACAGTAACATTTCCTTTATCAACTTGTCAAAAGTATAATCACGTTTCCAATTTAATTCTCTTTCAGCTTTAGCAGAATCACCACATAAAACATCTACCTCAGAAGGTCTATAAAAATTAGGATTAACTACAACAACTAACTGTTTTTGCATTTTTTCAGTAATGTTAGTTGTAAAATAATTAATATATCCTTTCTGATCTAGACCCTCACCTTCCCACAATATAGTTTTATTATGTTTAATCTTAAAACAAAGTTCCACTAATTCTTTAACGCTGTGTTTCTCTCCTGTAGAAAGAACATAGTCATCTGGTTTGGATGCTTGTAGCATAAGCCACATACCACCAACATAATCTTTAGCATGTCCCCAATCTCTGAGACTAGAAAGATTTCCTAACTCAAGCGGTTCAGAATTTGCATGCCAATTAGCTACATACTTAGTTACCTTCCTGGTAACAAACTCTTCTCCTCTTCTAGGACTTTCGTGATTAAATAATATTCCATTACAGGCAAACATACCGTATGCTTCACGATAATTTTTTACCGCCCAGTATGCGTAGTATTTTGCTACACCATATGGTGAGCGAGGGTACATAGGAGTTGTTTCATTTTGAATTGGTTCCTGTATCTTGCCAAACAACTCACTAGAAGATGCTTGATAAAACTTCGGCACTGAACTGTCTTTAATGTTACGACACGCCTCAAGCAATCGCATTGAACCAAGACCATTTATATCTCCTGTGCATACAGGTGTATCAAAAGATACTTTAACATGACTTTGTGCAGCTAGATTATAAACCTCATCAGGTTTAATATCATTAATTAATTTACTTAAATTAGCACTATCCGTCATATCCCCTAAGTGTAAAAAAACTTTAGGGTTATTAATTATATGATCTATATTTTTTGTATTGGGTGTAGAACTACGCCTGAGTAAACCATGTATATAATAGTCTTTAGACAAAAGTAATTCAGCTAGGTATGAACCATCCTGGCCGGTTATGCCTGTAATGAAAGCATGTTTCAGCATTTATATTTTCCTTAAAGATGTTAGTCTCCCTCCCGCACTACTAACTCAGTTGTCTCAGTCCACCCAGAGCGACAACCCCTATTTGTGGTCTACTTAGAAAGAAGCACTATCAGTAGACTCACTACCACCAACTACGAAGCCACCTTTAACAGGTTCAAACTCTGAACCACTTCCACCATAAGGAACTAAATCAACTACTTGAACAGCAATAAGATCAGTGGCTGTACCTTTCTTCTTATTGTATTCCCAATCATACGTAGAGAATTTAACATTAACCTGACTACCGTTTCCGATTAGCCTATCGTCCCAATTATTATTTTCTGCATCCTTAACAACAGGAGCAGTGCGCTGCGAACCGTCACGCTTATTTACCTTACGTTTAATCTTTATAAAGTCACCTTTCTCATCACCGTTGTTTTTAACAGCAAGACCTAGACTTTCTACAAGACTTTTGTTGTCTTCATCAAGGCAAACATCTACGCACCACACAGGTTCGTAAGTTGTATTAGGTTGAGTAACACTTGCCCAGTATGCTTTACCAGAAATAATATGAGTATCCATAATGTATTCTCCTTTATAATTTACTAAGTCTTATCACTTAGATTGATAGTTGAATGTGTAATTTAATCGAACATTTATTTAGTGTCAAGATGTTTTTTTAATTTACTAACAGCTTTTTTATAATCGTACAACTCATCTTGGGTAGCTGTATAAGCTGGTCTTCTAAGTTTTCCATTTACTCTGCCAAACCTATCTTTAACTATAAGTTCAGCAGACAACATAAAACCTTTTAATTGAAACGTATCTTCTCCTTTCTTTACCATTAAACAAAATAAATCTATGCCAGAAGTATGTTTTGAATTAGATAGTAACATACCGCTGTCATGCTTAGTTGTTTTAACGTCAATGCAAACACCATCTACAGTTAAATCACCGACATCTGTCCCTTTAGCTTTTGACTTTGGATTTAAAATTAAAAAGTCTTCAGGATATAAATTACATAATTTTGCAAAAGCTAATTCGGCTTCAGCACCTAGTATGTCTATTTCATTTGTGTCTGCTATGGCAGCATCGAATACACCAGCACTTCTGTTCTGCTTTCCTCTTGACTTTCCAATAAATGTACTGACTTTCAATTCAGTGTCATTTAAAACTACTAGTGCGTCTCTGACCAGTTGCGGCCTATTTTGTATTCGCTGTCGAGTGGACACTTTACGCCTAACCTTTCCTGAGTTTTCCTCATTGCCAATTTGGTTAGCTCTCCAAATTCTTCAGCTTGTTCTTTATTAATTTCATGCTGGTATTCATCATGTATTGACGCTACCAACTTTGCTTTTATTTTAGTGTACGCAAGTAAATCATGTATGTCAACTAGCCACTGCTTACATATAACTGCACCCGCTCCTTGAATTAAAAGATTTACTGCTGAGTGTTTATTTCTTACTATAAGTTTTCTCCCGTCCAAACCAATAAGAAATCCTCTGTTAGAGGCAGCATCAACTCTTTGCCTGAGAGTTGCCAAGGCTGGTACGTTAGACAAAAACGTGTCTATTAATCTTTGACCATCCTGTGCAGTGCCGCCTACCACAGTGCCAATTTTAGCTGCCCCAGCACCATATATAAAAGCATAAATAAATGTCTTTGCCTGATCGCGTGTCTCTAATCCCGCCGCATGTTGATTAGCTGTGTGTATATCACCATCAACAACATCGCTGGTAAATTTACTATCTTCCAAGTAGTGTGCTAATGCACGTAACTCCAAAGAAGAAGCATCGCAACCGACAAGAAGATTAGATTTATCTCCAGTAGTCCAG